CACCGGATGGCCGGGGCATCGCTTGGGAACCGACCCTGACCCCGACGCCCGGCTTGTTGGCTGAGCAGGTGACCAGGGTCAACGAGACGACCAAGCGGCAGATCGAGGCCGAGGTCATCGCAGGCATCACCGCCGGCGAGTCCATCGGCGACATCCAAGAGCGCGTCCGGTCGTCGCAAGCCTTCTCCGCGGCCCGCGCCCTGACCATCGCCCGGACCGAGACCAACCGCGCCCTGCAGGCCGGGACCGACTTGGCCTATGGGCAAGCAGCCAACATCGGCGTCGACTTCGAGGTTGAATGGGTCCGCGCGCCGCTCCCTGTCGAACCGGACCGCTCCCATCGCCGCTGTCATGGGCAACGTGTTGCGCCCGGGGGTATGTTCGTGATACCGTCGGGGCAAGACGTAGGGGCCACCGCTCCGTCCCCCGGCGGCTTCGGCATCGCCCGTCAAGACATCAACTGCCGGTGTGCGACCCGGCCTGTCTTCAAGGACTGACCCCATGCTCTGCGCCCCGGTCATCGCTACCCCTGCAAGCGTGCGCCGCGCCTTCGTGGAGCGCCGCGCGGCCGGTGGCCTGCAGCCCGGCGAGATCGAGCCGGCGCCGCTCTTCCGGTCGGTCATGCTGCGCGCCCTGCCGATGGACGGCGAGAAGCCGGACACCAACGACGGCGAGCCCCCGCGCTACCGCTTCGTGATGTCCATGAGCACGCCCGATGAGGCCCACGACCTCGTCATGCAGGATTGGGATCTGTCGCGGTTCAGCCAAAACCCCGTCGCCTTCTTCAATCACAACAGTTGGAGCCTCCCCATCGGCAAGTGGGTCGACCTGTCGGTGACCGACATCGCCCCCGGCGTGCGTGCCCTGACCGGCGCCTTCGTCCCGTCCGACGCCACCGAGACCAGCCGCGCAGTCGCCCGGCAGCTTGCCGAAGGCGTCTTGAACGCCTGCAGCGTCGGCTTCATCCCCGGCAAGATGACTGACCGCAGCAAGTACCCCACCGACGACCCCCGCTGGGCACAGCGCGGCTACGTCTATGAAGCGCCCCGCCTCATGGAATGCTCCATCGTCGGCACCCCGATGCACCCCGACGCAATCGCGCAGCGCAGCGCCGCCGACGCCGAGACCCCCGCCCCGGCCGACGTGTCCGTAGAGACCCCCGCACACGTCACCGAGGCGGAGGTCGCGCCGGCCGATGCCGACGCCGATGCGCTGGACCTCATCGAGCGCGCCCTCGCCAAGCTCTTCCCCGTCTCCACCTCCTCCGTCTGACCCCTTCCCTCCGCGCCGGGCGGCCCTCCCGGTCATCCACCCAAAGGAGGCCACGATGGCCGACAGTAGCACCCTCCAGGCCCAGGTCGACGTCCTCGTCGGCAAGGCCATCAACACCGCCAAGGCGGACATCGAGCGCAACGTCAACGACGTCAAGCTCACCCAAGAGCGGCAGGCCGCCGACGTCGCCAAGCTCGACGCCGAGATCGCCCGCCTGAAGGTCCGCGAGATCGCCAACACCCCCGCGCCCTACGATGGCCCCGCCGGCAACCTCGTCCGCGAGTTCGGTCGCGATGCCGAGCTGCAGCTTCTGCCCACCGTGCGGCAGTACAGCTTCGACGGGCAGATCCACCGCGAGCACGTCGACGGTTTGCTGACCAGTGCGAAGACCTACGGTGATGCCCACCGCGAGGTCAAGGATCTGTGGGACGCGATCCAGATCCGCCTTGCCCTGCGCGGTGTCTCGACCTCCCGCGCGTCGAGCGCGCAGATCCTCCGCGACGCCCGCGAGCACGCCCCCGAGGCTCTCGCCCGCATGGCCGACCGCATCAAGCGCATGGGCCTCGCGAACGACGGCATGGCCGTGATCAACCGCGTCTTCGGCGTCAGCGCCGGCAACGGCTCCGACTTCATCCCCTCCGAGGTGATGTCGCCCGAGATGCTGCGCGTGGCCTCCGCCGCGATCATGGACAGCCCGGTGGGTCTCTTCATCCAGAAGACGCTCACGGACAAGAACATGGTCTCGCCGGTGAGCACCGCGCGCCCCCGCCCCTACCTGCAGGGTGCGGCGTCCGGCAGCGCCGCCGCCGAGTTCATCAACTCGGCGATGGCGACCGGCAAGCTGTCCTACGGCGTCAAGGACATGGCCTGCGCCGTGATCTACGACCGCAACGCCGACATGGACAGCATCATCGCCTTCCTGCCCGAGACCCGCGCGCAGGTCGCCGAGGCGATGGCTCTGGGCCTCTTCGACGGCATCATCAACGGCGACACCAACACCGCCCATCAGGACAGCCTCACCGCCTGGGCGCCCGAGGGCGTCTTCCCGGTCGGCAGCCCGTCGGGCGGCAGCGCGGTCGGCGGCAGCCTCGACCACCGTCGGTCCTTCCTGGGTCTCCGCGCTCGGGCGATGGACATCGGCGCGACGGCCAAGTACGACCTCGCGTCGACCTACACCTTCGCGAAGATCCAGGCCATGCAGGCCAAGATGAGCGGCGGCGTCGGGCAGAACAACGGCCGCGTCGCGATCTTCGCGTCGTTCCAGGACATTCTGGCCCAGTTCAGCGTGATGGACCAGATCGCGACCCTGGAGAAGTTCGGCCCGCAAGCCACGATCCTGACCGGTCAGGTCGGCGCCGTCGGTGGCAAGCCGGTCATCCGCGCGTGGCCCCTCGGCCGCACCGGCTCCGAGACCGGCGCCTTCCACACCGACGGCCTGCACAGCGCCACCGCCGGGAACAACACAAAGGGCGGCGTGGTGATGGTCGACCTTGACCGCTACATCCTCGGCACCCGCCAGGGCCTGCGGCTTGAGACCGACACCAACATCCTGACCAACACCGGCATCCTCGTGGCCTCCGGGCGCTACGCCTTCGAGAGCCCCGACCACCTGTCGGCCCTCAGCGCCACATCGACCGTGAACGTGGTGTACGGCTACAACGCCTCCTGATCCACCGCCCCAACCACACAGAGGTGACCCCATGTCGACCCCTTCGATCCGGCAGGTGGACTTGATCCTCGCCGCCGGCATCGCCGCCGGGACCGCCGCCGGCGACGTCTTCACCAACCCCCTCCCCTGCCGTCTCCGCATCATCAGCGGATACTTCACCCCGCAGGCCGCCGTCACCGCGAACGACACCAACTTCGCGACGATCACGCTGGCCAACGGCGCCACCACGCTGCACACGTTCACCACGCAGACCAGCGGCAGCGGCGGCACCGGCGACCTCGCCGCGACCACGCCGATTGCCCTGACCTTCGCGGCGGCCGCGGTCGGCACCGCGATGGAGATCGCCCCGGGCGCCGCGATCAAGCTGAACAAGGCCGTCACCTCGTCGGGCGTGGCCATCTACGGCCGCTACTCGCTCTACGTTGACGAGGTCCGCGTCTGATGCCCCGCACCCCCGCCGACGCCCCCACGCCGGCGGGGGCCGCCCTGCCGGGCGCTGAGGCCCCTGCAGCCGCCCCCGCGGTCGCAGGCAGCCCGGCGCCCGGCCACCCCCTCCCGCGCGCCTACGCAGCCGTAGGCCGCGCCCCGGCCGGCCCCGCGTACCTCACGCGCAGGCTGGTCACCGCCCCGGGCCCCCAGCGCTCCCCGGGCGACCCCGACACCCCGGACGGCCCTGCCGAACCGACTGACCCGTATGGGGTGCTGCCGTGCCTGTGATCACCGCCGCCGCTGCGCGCCTGCAGATCCCCGGCCTGACCGGGACGGCCGAAGACACCAAGATCGAGACGCTGATCGACGTGGCTGACGCGATGATCGCCGCGGCGGTCTGCGCCGCCATGCCGGATAACGGCGCGCCGACGCTCGGGTCCACGACCTACACGCTGATCGAGCCCGAAGTGGTTGTGTCCGAGGACGGTTACACGCTGCTGGTGCGCGTTCCCAACATCACCGCCGTCACGTCCTTGCACGTCTCCACCTCGCGGGTCTGGGATGCCTCGACGCTGCGGGACAGCGCCGGCTACACCCTCGACGCCCGGACGTCGATGATCGAGATCGACCCGGCATACCCGCCCCTGCCGCTGACCCGCCGCTCTGTGCGCGCAGTCGTGACCGCGGGATGGGCGACCCTGCCCGATGACCTTGCGCACGCCGTCGCGGTCCTGACCCGGCATCTCTTCGACCTGCGGCACGGCCAAGGCCGGACCTCTGTCAGCGAGGCGGGCATCTCCACGTCCCTGCGCCCCGAGACGATGCCGGACGCTGTGCGCCAGATGATCGCCCGCTACGTCGTTCCGGTGGTCTGACGTGACCCCCGCCGAGGCCGCTGCGATGCTGAAGCGCATGGGCGCTGGCGGCTTCCGCGCGGCAGTCCAGCGGACGATGGTTGAAGTAGCCCTGCGCGGCGAGGGCTACGCGAAGGGCAACGCTGCGACGGTCCTGAACGTCCGCACCGGGCACCTGCGCCGCTCCATCGCCGGGACCGTGCGGGACACCCCCGAAGGCCCCGAGGCAGTCATCAGCGCCGGAGGCCGCGTCAACGGCGGGGCGTCGGTGCGCTACGCCGGGGTCCATGAGTACGGCACCAAAGACCCCATCCGCCCGAAGCGTGGTCGCTACCTGCGAATCCCCCTGCCACCTGCACGCACTGCCGCCGGTGTCGACCGGTTCGGCGGGCCCTTGCGGCAAAGCGGCGCGGGCCTGTTCACGGTCTTCAAGGCGAAGTCCGGGGCGCTCTACCTGCGGCACAAGCCGTCGGGGCAACTGTGGTATAAGCTGGTGGAGCAGGTCAGCATCCGCGCGCGCCCCTTCCTGCGCCCTGCCGCCGACCGCGCCGCTGCCGACCTGCCCAAAGTCCTCGCCCGCAACATCACCGCCGAGCTCAAGCGTGTCTGACCGCGATACCACCATCACCGACGTCATGACCGCCGTGGGGACGATGCTCCTCACCGCGTCGGGCCTGACATCGGAGCGCGTGACCTACGGCGCGACCGACCGCCCCCCGGTGACCGGTGACTGTGTGGCGTGGCGGATGGTGACGACGTCGTCGACGCCGAACGGCCCTGCGGCCCTGACGCGCTTCGAGACCGTGACGACCTTCGAGCTGCGCATGTGGGCGCAGGGCACGGCAGACACCCCTCTCTCGCGCGACATCGCCGCCGTGGGTCTGTGGCAGCGCGTGCGCGCCGCGACCCTGACCGACCGGACGCTCGGGGCGACGGTTCGGGACGTGGTCTTGGGTGAGCTCACCGCGCCGTCCGCGGCCGCCGACGTCGGCGTGCCCGTGGGCTGTGCAACTGCGATCCTCACTGTCCGATGGCAGTGGCAGGCGGTGCCCTAATGGCTTGGATCACTGCGTCCAACGGTGCAAACTACGCTTTCCGCGTCGCTGTGACGTGCGACACCACCGGCGCGACCCCCGGCGGCGCCGCGGTTGTGGCGCGCTTGGTCATCGGCCCAGACCTCGCGCACTTCTGGGCGACCGTCCAAAGCAACGGCTACGACGTGCGCTTCGCTACGGCCGGGGGCTCCATCATCGTCCACGAACGCGCGACGTGGACCTACGCCAGCAAGATCGGGATCTTCGACTTCGAGATCGACGTCCCCGCGACCGCCCCGGCCGGCGCCGTCCGCACGGTCTACCTGTACTATGGCCCCGCGACCGCCGTTGCCGTTGACCCCAGCGCCAACCCCTTCGCCAACACCGTCGGCGCCTACGCTGAAGCCGGGCGCATCATGCCCGCCGGCCGCGCGATCCTTTGGGATAGCCCGTCGTGGGGGCAGTCGGCAGGCAGCAACACCCCGACCCCCGCGCAGACCGCCGTGGTCGGCGTCGACGAGTTCCGGCACATCTACGCGGTCCTTGGCTGGTCCCTGCGCTTTCAGGCAGGCTACAGCTACAACGGCAGCGACGTCTTCGAGGACGTCGATTGGCTCTACGTCGCGACGACCGGCGGCCATGCCAGCGCGCCCAACTGGATGCTCGCCGCGAACCTGCGCCTCTTCACCGACGAAAGCGGCCACACAGTGCGCGCTCTCGTCAACGTCCAGAACGCCAGCGACGGGCTCGCGGTCCTCCGCGTCGGTTGGAGCGGGTTCTCGACCGAAGAGCGGCACTACCTCAAGCTGAGGGGCATCGCCCCCGCGATCTGATAGACCCCCACCGACACTCCGGAGGCCCCTATGGCAGTCCCTTACAGCGCTCGCGGTTCCGGCGTCATGGTCGGCGTCGAGGTCACCCCCGGCACGGCCGTCAGCCGCACGAAGTCTTGGCCGATCAACGGGTCGACCCTCACCTCGACCCGGACCCGCAACGTTCGCGGCCGCTTGTCGCACGGAACCGGCGGGTTCGTCAAGGACGAGTTCGTCGCCAGCGTGGAGGTCGGCGGTGCTCTGACCATCCCCGCGTCCTACAGCGGCCTCGGGCTGTTGATGCGCGCTGCCCTCGGCGCTGCCTCATCGTCCGGCACCGGCCCCTACACCCACACCTACGGCCCGGCCGCGGCCCTGCCCTCGCTCACGATTGAGCAGATCTTCGGAGACAGCGGCCGGTCGATCCTCAACGCCGGATGCAAGGTCAACAGCCTCAGCCTGTCGGTCACCCCCGGCGGCGAGGTGCTGTGGAACGTCGACATCATCGGCATGAGCGCCGCCGCCGACGGGTCCGCCGGCAGCCCGTCCTACCCGTCGGTGGTCTTCGCCGAGGCGTATGAGTGCGTCGTGACGTGGGGCGGTAGCAGCATCGGCACCGTCAAGAGCGCCGAGGCGACCATCACCAACGGCGCGACCCGCCGCCCGCAGGTCGGGGCCCTGACCAGCGCCGAGCCGTCCGTCGGCGTGCCCCGGCGCGCGACCGCGACCATCGTCGTCGACAAGGACAGCTTTGCCCCGCGCATCGCCGAGACCGCCGACACGACCGGCGATCTGGTGCTGACCTTCACCGACACCGCGACCGGCGCGAAGACGATCACGATCACCCTGCAGGACTGCCGGGCGACCGTGACCGAGACTGTCGGCGGGTCGATGGCTGACCTGACCACGTCGATTGCCTTCGCCAGCAACGACACCCCGACCATCGTCATCGTCAACGCTGAGAGCGCCTATGACTCCTGAGCAGCCCGGACAGACCCCCGCCGCGCCGGACGTGCTCAGCGTCCTGCGCGCCGCCTCCGTGCCCTTCACCGCCGTCATGCAGCCCGCCGACGGCGACCGCCCCGCGCTCTACTGGCGCGTCCGGCGCCTGTCGCCGGGGCAGGCCGCGCAGGCCGGTGTCCTTGAGGGCCTTGTCGGCGGGGCGCTGGCGAAGATCGAGGCCGCCGCGAAGGCCCCCGCTGCCGCGCCGGACCTTGACCTGTCGGCGCTCGGGGCATCGGTCCTCCGCAGCGCCGCGCAGGCCGCTGACCGGGTGGTGATGGCTGCGGTCGACGGGGTGTCTCTCGACGGGGTGACGTGGACCCCGATGCGCGTGGTTCTCCCCGGCGACGACGACCCGGCCGCCGGGACCGTCGGCATCCAGACGATGCCGTGGGGCACTGTGTGGGTGTGCGCCGAAGCCGCGACAGGCTTCGCCCGGGAGGCGGCCGCGCTGGTGGCTTCGTTTCGTGGCCGCGCAGCCGGGTCTCCCGCTGACCGCTGACCTCGCCGCGCGCCGGTACGGGGTGCGCCCCTCGGCGCTGGTCGGGATAGACTGCCCGTGGCAGGCGCTGTACCTCGACGCCGCCGCCGCCCTCGCCGGCGAGCGCCACGACGCCGAGCACAGCCCCCTCGCCGCCCTCCTGACCGCCCTGACCGGCGCCCGGTGACCCGATGTCCGACGTGATCAACGTAGTCATCAGGGCGCGGGACGAGGCGACCAAGTCCCTGTTGAGCGCCGGGAACGCGGCCGATGCCCTCGCCGAAGCGCAGGCGGAGGCATCCCAGACCGGTGCGGCCCTCGAACAGCAGGCCGCAGAGACAGCCGAGGCACTGCGGGAGCAAGCCGCGGCATCGCAAGAGGCGGCCAAGGCCGGGCCTGCGCGTGGCCCCGATGGGCGGTTCCTGCCCAAGAACGGCGGCGCTGCAGCGGGGGAGTCGACCGATGCGGTCGCCGAGGCTGCCGCAGAAGCAGCGTCCGCGGCAGCCGAAGGCATCAAGGAGATGGGGGAGGCGTCGGATAAGGCCGATGGCTCCGTCTCGAATATGTCGAACCGCGTCAGTACCCTGCGGTACAACCTCGCGGACATCGCACAACAGCTTGCGTCCGGCACGAACCCGCTGACCATCCTCGTTCAACAGGCCCCCGATGTCGCATGGGCGCTGGGCAGCGTGTCGGAGGCCGGCACAATCTTTAAGGCCGCCCTCGGCGGGTCGCTACCCATCATCGCCGGCGTCGCGGTCGCCGCGGCGTCGTTGGTTGCCGCATACAGCGTCCTTGCCAACGCCACCGAAGAGGCAGCCGAGGCCACCGGCCGGCTTGGCGCTCGCATGGAAGAGACAGGCGCCCGAGCGGAGGCAGCGCAGCGTCAGCTTGAAGGGGTGTACGCCGCGATCACGGCGCTCCGCAAGGGCAACGCTGACGCTGAGCTGGCCTTCAAGGAGCTGACCGGCGAGATCGACAAGCACGCGGCAGCCGCCACGCGGTCGCGCCGGTCGCTTGAGGAGGACTACCGCGCCGAAGAGCTGGCCATCGCCGGCATCATCCAGAAGGAGAAGGACGTCATCGCCGCCCGCAGCGCGGCGCTGAAGGCATCGCAAGAGGTGGCCGGCAGCCTGCGCGGGCAGATCAACGCGCTGTCTGACGATGAGCGCGAGGCCGCACAGGTAGAGATTGCCAACGCGCACGCCCGCCTGCGGACCGCGCAAGAGACGTCCGCCCGGCTGCAGACGCAGAAGGGCGAGGCGCTCGCCCTGATTGACGCGACCGAGGAATACAGCCGGGGCATCGAAGAGCAGGACGAGGCGGAGAAGGCCGCAAACAAGTCCCGCGCCGAAGCCGCCAAGCGCCTCGCCGAGATGCGGCGCGAGTACGACAGCCTCGTCAAAGCGCTGGAGGCGTTTCAGGACGCCGAGCGCGCCGCGTCCGCGTTGGGGCCGGTGTCGAACCTGATCCCCGCGCAGGCGATTGACGATCTGCGCGCCCTGCAGGCCGAGCTTGACCAGCTTGCGCCGCCCAAGGACGCGTTGACAGCCTTTCAGGCCATCGAGCTCAAGCTGCTCGACATCGAGCGCGCAGCGGCCCAGATTGGCGCCCCGCAGGTAGCCGAGGCAGCCCGTGAGCAAGCGCAGGCGGCGATGCAGGACTTGACGTCAAAGGCGATGGCAGAGGCCGCCGCCGCCATTGAAGAGCTCGGGACCATCTTGGGCAAGATGTACCAAGAGTCCATCCAGAAGGCCGCCAACGCCGGCAAGATGATCGGGCAGGCGCTCTCCGGCGACGTCAGTGGCGTCCTGTCCGAAGTCATACCCAAGATCGGCGTAAAGCTGGGGCAGGCTCTCGGGAACGTCGCTGGTGACGGCATGTTTGCCAAACTCGCCAAGGCGATCCCGCTGATCGGTGAGGCCATCGGACAGGCCATCAGCGGCATCCAGGCATTGGGCGAGAATGGCGCCAAGGCGACGTCCAACGCAATCGTGCAGCAGATCCAGAGCATCATCAAGGGGCTAAGCAACCTACCTGCGCTGATCGTCCAGTTGGTGCCGGACCTTATCGTGAAGGTGCTCCCTGATCTGATTGTGCACCTCGTCAGCATCATCCCGCGCATGGCCGTTGCAATCGCCATTGAGCTTCCCATCGCCATCGTCCGGGGCATCGTCGGTTGGTGGCGCGACATCGGCGGGTTCCGGGGCATCGCGGCATCCATCGCTGATGGCGTGCGCACTTGGTGGCGGGAGACGTGGGATCGGGTCAGGGCATGGCTGCGGGACATCTTCACACCGGGCGACCAAGGCCGGGGCCGACGGGTCAGCGATGCCCGGGCGCAAGAGCTCCGCGAGATGCGGGCCGCGGCGATGGCCGCCACAGACCCCCGCGGGCGCCCGGGACAGCCGACCGATGCGCGCACCTACAGCCGCCGCGGCGCCGGCCCACAGCCTGCAGGGCCGACGCTGGTCATCCAAGCCGCGTCGCTCCACCCCGACGTGGTGCCCGCGACCCTGCGGGATCTTGACCGCATGACCCGCCCCGGCGGCCTGCGCCGTGGTACAACGGGCCTGGGGGGCACCTGATGTCAGCGTCGCGGTTCTACTGGTACGCCCCCGGGTCTGCGCGGCTGTTGACGCTCGACGTGTACCCCGCCGCCCTGCAGGCCGATGTCGAGGCCGTCGCGGAGGGGGTGTCGCCCCTGTCCGGCCGCGCGGTGCGGGTTCAGCAGGGCGTGCGCTGGCGCGTGACCCTTGACCTGCAGGCGGTGTCGGAGGATGACCGCTACGGCCTGCGGACGCTGGTCTCGCACCTGCAGCGCGGCGGCGCAGTCGGCTTCGCGCGCGACCCCGACAAGGCGTTGCTCGCATGGACTGTCAGCACAATCACACCGGGCACGTCGTCATTCCTGACGTCGGGCGGGTCGCAGATGCTGGCGTGGGAGCCGTCCGCGGCGCTGGTGTCGGGGGATCGGCTCATCGTCCAGAGCCAAAACCCCGAGGGCATCGTCGAAGAACCCATCGCAACGTCGGTGTCATCGGTCGGGCTGGTCACGCTGTCCACGCCGATCCGGTCGCGGATGGCACAGACCCCCATCGCCGTCCGCCCCTACGGGTTCTGGCCTGTGCTGGTGATGGAGCCCGGCGACACCCCGGAGATCCGGTCTGACCGCGAGCTCTACTACGACGTGACGATGACCCTGACCGAGCACCCTGCGCACCTTGCCGCCCTGCGCGGGGTGACCCTTGGGGGCGCGACCACGCCGCACACGGCCCCGCTGGCGATGTCCTTGGATCAGGCCATCGGCCGCGCACCGGGGCCCTCCGGCTTCGTGGCTTCGGCCTTCCGGGTGCGGTCGTGAGTTGGTCAGCCGACTTCCGCGCACGCCTCGACAGCGGGGCGCTGGCGCCGATCTACGCCCTGACCGTCGACGGGTCGCCGGTGATCCTGACCACCGCCGACGTCGCGGTGTCGGGCGGGCTCGGCCTGACCGTCGCCCCGTGGCTCGACATCGGCGCGCTGACCTTCGGGTCCGCCGGCGTCGCCCCGATTGAGTGGACACCCGAGGCCGGCGCGTGGCGCTTCGGGGTGCTGGTCGGCGGGCCGGGTGATGGGCGCCTGCTGACCACCCTGCGCGCCCTGCGCCGGGGCAATCTGGTCCGGCTGCGCATGGGTTTCCCCGGGATGCCCTACACGGACTATCAGCCGGTCGCCGCGGGCCGCATCGCTGGGCTGGCCAACGACGGCCGGGGCACGCTGACCTGCGAGGTCTGGGATCTGGTGTCTGCCCTCGCCGGCCGGATGCGGGGCGACGGCGACCTGCGCAGCGAGCCGCAGCTCTTCAGCGCCTACCGCGCGCCCGGGTCCATCAGCGGGGTCGGGTACGTCGTCGGCGACACGACCCTGCGCCTCGCCGCCGCGCCGCCGTCCGGGGTGCGCCTGACCGGCGGGACCGGGGCGGTCAAGGTCACCCCCGCATCGGGCGCTGAAGCGTTCTACCTGACATACACCGGCATCGCGACCGGACCGGACCGCCTGACCGGCGTGGCGACCGCCGACGTGCACGGGACGGTGCGCGTCAACGCAGCCATCGGGTCGGTCGTCGAGTTCGTCCCCTTCGTCTATGGCGACATCCGGCAGTTCGTGGCGCGCATTCTGACGTCGACCGGAAGCGGCGGGAACGGCGCCTATGACGTGCTCCCGCGCGACTGGGGATACGCGCTGCGGGATGGGCTTGAGGTCGACGTCGCGGACATCTTCAGCAGCGTCAACGACGTCCTCGCCCCCGGCAGCGCGGGCGCCAACGACATCGAAGCCATCGTCGACCCCCTGCCCGCGGACGGCGGGCAATGGCTGACCGGCATCCTGCAGGGCTTCGGGGCGTTCCTGACGCTCAGGCAGGGCCTTTTGACGCTGCGATGCGCGCAGGACATCCGCCCGCAGTCGCGCTCGACGGCCCGCATCCAGCGGCTTCGGGTCACCGATGCGCAGGCCGTCGAAGGCCCGGCGGTTGAGCAGGCGACGTGGAGCAACCTCACCTATGGCCCTGTCGGCATCAAGAGCACGTCGGGCACCACGACCGGCGCGGCGCCAGCATCGCAGTACCCGATGGGTGGGCTCAAGGTCTACGACGTCACCGAGTACCTGTGGTCAAACGAGACGGCGATGCGCGCCGCGGCAGCCGACCGCCTGTCGGTCTGGGCGAACGTGCTCCCCGAGGTCATCAGCGCCGACTTCGCCGGCCTCTGGCACTGGACCCTCTGCCCCGGCGACGTCGTGCTCTACAGCGGCACGCAGACCGGCGGCCTGTACCTGTCGACTGCCGGGGGATGGGCCGACCGGATGGCGATGGTTGTCTCCGTGCAGCCTGACCCGCTCCGTGGTACGGTAGCGCTGACGCTGGCGACCCTGCCCGATGATGCCGCCGACCGCTTGGAGGTGTGACGATGGCCACCCTTGACCTGTCCGGCTACACCCGGGCCCCTGCGACCCGCTTGATCGGGGCATCCATCGGCACCGACTGGCAAGAGGTCATCGTGCCGCCTTGGTGTACGGTCGTCGTCCTGACCGCGACCCATAGCTTCTACTACGCGCTGGCCAACGTCGAGGCGGGCCGGACGCAGCCGGTCGACGGCGCGGCGGCTTCGGGCACCGATGACAAGGTCAGCGTTCATGTCTCGGGCTCCGAGGGCAAGTACGCGGTCAAGATGCGTGACCCCGAAGATCGGCCCGTGACGGTAGGGGTCACCCCGAACCGCTCGATCTTCGTGGCCGCGCAGAGCGGCACCACCGCCATCAGTGCTGAACTCGGGGTCGGGCGATGAGCGACCGCCGCGGGTATGTCTTCACCCGGGCGCCGGGGGAGGCGGACGAACTCACCGCCCCCACACCCCCCGCCGTCCAATCCCTCGCCGGCGGCACCACGTCCGCGTCAGCGACGTGGACCCACCCCGGCGCCCCAGCCGGCACCACCTACACCTGCGCCGTCCGCGGGAGCGACGGCAGCACGCCGACCGCCAGCGGCTCCGGCCTCGGCCTGTGGACGTGGACCGTGGCCAGCGGGGTCGCCTACGCCGCGACCCTGACCGCGTCGTCGGGCGGACAGGAAAGCCGCAGCGACGCGCTGGTCAACGTCGGCGAGGCCCCCGCGCTCGCGTGGGCCGCCCCGGCGTCCGCGGTCGTCACCGCCGGCACCACGTCGGCGACGATCACCTGGGCGACCCCGACCGGCGGGACGACCCCCTACACCTACAGCGCCGCGTCAGTGGTGTACGACAGCACGGGCGCGTCGTCTACGGCCACGCTGTCGAAGTCCGGCTCTGGCGCCGGGGCGACCACCGTCAGCGGGCTGGTCAACGGTCAGACGGTCGTGCTGCAGCGCACTGTCACCGACGGCGACGGGGCGACCCTCGCCGTGCAAGGCGCTGCCACCGTCGCAGCGACCGCCGCCAGCGTTACCCCGGGCACCGCGCCCGCGGGCCAGAGCCTCGCCGCCGGGACGACCAGCGTGACCATCGGGACGTGGGGCGCCCCGTCGGGCGGGACCGGGCCCTACACCTATGCGGTGACGGAACTCGGCGGGTCCGGCGTGACCATCGGCGGCTCGGGCCTCGGCCCGTGGACTGCGGTGGGCCTGACCGACGGCGTGACCTACGCCTTCCTGCTCACGGTGACCGACAGTCTCAGCGCCAAGGGCTACAGCGTCGTGACCGTCAGCGTGTCGCCGAGCGCGGCGATGGGGTCGTGGGAGGTTGTCGACAGCCTCGACTTCACTGACGCCGACTGGACGGCCGCGTCGACAACGTCGACCACTGCCTCAACCACGGCGTGGTATCTGACGCTGTACGCGGCCGACGGGACCACCCCGCGCGCCTACGTCCGCAACAACAACACCGACAGCCGCACCCTCAGCCTCAGCCCGTCCGGGTCGGGTTTGACCCTCGTTAACGGGGCCACAACAACGCAGCCATCCGTGGCGGTCTGGCCTGCCGGGTGGGGCGCGCTGCGCGGCGGATCGCGGCGTGATGCTTGGTTGATTGAGGCTGTGGTGGAAGGTGAAGAACCCAGCGGCACAAGCGGGTTTGTGCACATCTTCAACGTCACAACGGTGTCTGTGGGGCCGACAACGCCTGGGACTGGGATGCGTTGCTACAACAGCGGCACAGGAACGGTGCTCTCGGCGTCCTGTTACATTTCGTCGTGGACTGCTCAGTCGGTTCGTACCGTGGCCACCGGAGCGACCCGGCTCTACCGGGCATCGATGCAGGTGACCATCGCAGACAGCCGCCGGCATGACATCTTCATCAGCGAGGGTGCGACCGACTACCGCGACCCAGAGACCGGTATCCGCGTCCGCGCGCAGTCCGCATCGACGGCGATGACCTCGCCCGGCGCAGATGTCACCGCGTCGTCGACATGGTTCGACAGCACCATCGGCGGACGGACGGCCTTCGCCCTCTACCACGACGGCAGCGCGACCACGGGGTCTGCTGTCCGCCTCCGCAAGCTGCGGCTCCTCCGGAAGCCGCTGGGGAGCCTCTGATGCAGGCGATCTACGAGTGGCAGATCGAGAACCCGCCCCCTGAGGGGCTTGTCAGCGTCGTCATCCGCATGGAGAACGCCGAAGCCCGCGCGCTGATGGACGGCCCCGAGCCCACCGACCCCATCGCGCAGGCGGTGTGGCAGGCCCTGCGGACCGCCGAGAACACAGGCGCGCCGGTCCTGCCCGCATGACCCCCGCCGTCGACCTCGCCCTCCACGACTGCGGCCCGTGCCTGACCCCAGGGCCAGCCGTCCGCAACCACCTGCCCGCGACCCTCACCCCGGAGGCGCGCGCCTTCATCCTGACCCGGCTTGACCACGGCGAAGCGCACTACGGCGCGCCGCTGCGGATTGGCTGGCCCGGCGCGGTCATCGAGGCCCCGCAAGAGTCCGCCGACCTCTGCGCCTACCTGCGCGCTGCCAACGCCCCCGACGACCTGATCGACCGTGCCGCTGCGCTGCACAACGACGTGCTGCGCTGGACACAGGGGGCCCGATGATCGTCATCGTCCGCCGATCCGGCGCCGCGCCGCACGTCCACCGCCTGACCACCGCCGACCTGTGCGCCTACGCCACCCGTCGCGCAGCCCGCGCGCCCATCCCGGAATGCTGACATGAAACCGGCCTTGATCGCCCGCCTGCTGCGACTCGCCG